TCATTGGACTAAGAGAAATGAAACTAGAAAAGATAGATTTTCATTAGCGATGAACTTCATGCCTGATGGTTTTGTGATTAGAGGTGATTCAACTTACAACTACCAATGAATACCCCAAATTGGCAACACCATTCCAAGAAGGAACGGAAACGAAAACTTAAACCCCAAGCATTACGCCAAGCGAGAGCAAGGCGTGGACAGTTGATAAACCGTCTACTCAACCGCCCACAGAGGCGGTTTTCTAGTATGATAGGTACATCAAACAAAGAGAACTATGTTGGTTAAGCACGAAATCAAATCACAACTAGCAAAACTCCTTGCTACAGAAGATTTAATTGTTGAGAATAAAAAAGTAGATACTGCTGAGTTTAATGTTCACACTCGTGTATTAACTCTTCCAAGGTGGGAGAAGGCAAGTAATAATGTATATGATTCTTTAGTTTCCCACGAAGTAGGACACGCTCTTTTTACCCCCGATGTGGATTGGAGAGAGACCCACGATATTCCTCATGTATTTGTGAATGTGGTTGAGGATGTAAGAATTGAGAAGTTGATGAGAAGAAAGTATGCAGGAATTGCAAAAACCTTCTATAATGGATACCACGAACTAAGTGATAATGATTTCTTTGATCTTGATGGTAAAGATATTTCTGACCTTAATCTTGCTGATAGGATTAATATATACAATAAAATTGGGAGCTTCGTTGATGTATCTTTTTCAGATGCTGAGAAGAAGATTCTATCGTTAGTAGAAAGTTGTGAAACATTTGAACAAGTACTGGATGCGTCACAAACTCTTTATGAGTATTGTAAAGATGAAGTTAACTCTGACGATGATGAGTCTTCAGAACAAGTTGCTGAAGTGGAACCAACAGAGAATGGTACTGAAGAAATAGAAGCAAATGATCAAGGTGAAGAAACTGAAGAAGAGTTTAAAACACCAGAATCTTCTACTCAAGGATCTTCTCAGTACGATCCAGTATTGGAAGACTTTGAAGATGTGGATATGGGTGGACAAGAAGGTAGTGATGAACCAACAGTAGAAACTGTTGAAGCATTATCTGAGAAACTTAAGGATTTGATGAATCTTGATGGCATAGAGAATACTTATATTGAATTGCCAGAAGTAAATTTAGATGATATTATTGTTTCTAATGAAGCAATTCATAAGAATTGTGAGGAGCATTGGGTAGAGTCGGAAAAATATGTTAAAAAGTTTGAGGATGTTTATCCATATTCTTCATCAGAAAATATTTTTGATGAGTGTGATGAGGCATATCTAAAGTTTAAGAAAGAAGCACAGAAAGAAGTTAATTACTTAGTAAAAGAGTTTGAGTGTAAAAAAGCAGCAGATAGTTATGCTCGTGCTACTACATCTAGAACAGGTATTTTAGATTGTTCTAAACTTCATACTTACAAATATAATGAAGATCTATTTAAAAAAGTAACCACACTTGCTGATGGTAAGAATCATGGATTAGTTTTCATTCTTGACTGGTCTGGATCTATGCATACTGTTATAGAGGATACTTTAAAGCAACTTTATAATTTAATTTGGTTCTGTAAAAAAGTAAGTATTCCTTTTGATGTATATGCATTTACTCAAGAATATCCTTTAGTTGGTTGGGATGAGGAGCGTGGTGAAATGACAAGAAAAGTACCATACACAGAAAAAAACAATACAGCTTGTGTTCCTGATTGGTTTGCTTTAATGAACTTCTTTAATAGTAAAGTAAATGGGAAGACAGTAGAAGATCAAATGAAGAATATTTGGAGAGTTATGTGGTCTATAAATCGTAGTAGTCATCGTCCTGCTTTTAGAGCACCTTTAGGTATGAATCTTTCTGGTACTCCTTTAAATGAGACTTTGGTTGCTTTACATCAAATTCTACCAAAGTTTAAAAAAGATAATAATGTTCAAAAAGTTCAGTGTGTAATTCTTACTGATGGTGAGGCAGCACCATTAAGATATCATAGAGAAGTTCAAAGACAATGGGAAGATGAGCCATATCTAGGAACTAATTATATTGGAACTAATTGTTTTTTAAGAGATAGAAAGTTGGGTAAAACTTATTCATTTTCAAGTGTGCATAGGTATTCTGATTTTACTGATGTTCTTTTAACTAACTTAAGAGATAAGTTTGTTGATATTAATTTTATTGGTATTCGTGTTTTAGAGAGTAGAGATGCTGGTCAATTTGTTCGCAATTATACTGGATATACTGATGAATCATATGAAAAGACTATGAAAATATGGAGAAAAGAAAAGGCATTTACTATTAAAAATAGTGGGTATCATAGTTATTTTGGTTTATCTTCAAATGCATTGAATAATGATACTGAGTTTAATCCTGATAGTGATGCAACAAAAGCACAAATAAAGACTGCTTTTGTTAAAAGTTTAAGAGGTAAGAAAATGAATAAAAAAATTCTTGGTGAGTTTATAGAATTGGTCGCATGATAAATAGATATGATTTAGTATTGTAAAAAGCAATGGCTCGTATTACTTCTAAACAAGCACAGGAAATGATGAATGCCTATGCTAATGTTTATGCGAAGAAAGAAGAACAAACTATAACCGAAGAAACTCAAGATGTTAATGAGATCTTTGGGAAGAAGGAAGAGAAACCTTCTCATTTTGATAGAATGCAAGAAAAAATAAAAGCAAGAGGAAATCCTCGTGCTCAGATTGAGTTAAAGAAGAAGCAATCTACTTTCGATAATGATAAAATCTTTGCAAATAATAAACCTCAAAAACAATCTCTTGGTGATAGAATAAAAGGTGGTTTAAGTAAGGTTGGAAATGCTATAGGAAATAAGGTAGGTCAAGCAAGAACTGCTATTAGTAATACTGCTAGTAACATAAAGGATAAGGCAGGTAGTCTTCTTAGTGGTGCAAAGGAAAAGGTTAGTAGTGCTGCTAGTAATTTAAGAGATAGAGTCCAAGGTGATTCTGAACAAAGAAAAGAGAGGCAGTTATCAAATCAATCTTCTGATTTTAAAAAGCATCAGAAGTCTGGTACATTAGATAAGTTTGCTAAGAAGTATCCAAATTCACAAACAGCAAAAGAACGAAGTCAAAATAAAAGAGTTACACAGGTGATGGATTTAGAGTCTTATGATCCATATTCTGAGGTTCTTAATTATCTAAAGGAATCAAGTGAAGTAACATCACTTGATGAAGCAAATGATGTAATTCTTGAAATGGATAATGATCTACTTGAAGATATTCTTGATGAGAGACTTGGTGGTCTTGTAGATCGTGTTAAGAATAAAGTTAGTAGCCTAAAGGATAAAGTTGCTGATAAAGTAGATAGAGTAAAAAATAGAAAACATTATGCTAAAGCAGAGCAGGACACAACAAGTCCAGCAGCAAAGGCAGGATTAGATTCTGATATGAGAGCAAAGGCTGCTATTAAACATGATGCTTGGCAAAAGAAAAATAAGAGAGGAAAATACGCAGAAGATTATTCTATGGCAGATTATTTTGATGAGACTATTGAAGCATTGATTTCTGAAGGATATGTTGATGATGCTGATGAAGCACTTATTATGATGTCTGAACCTGAATTTATTGAAGGATTCAATGTAGGACTTGGTGAAGTACTTAACGAGGAGGTTTAAAAATGAGTAAATTTTCACAATTGGCAGGTTTGCCTACAACAACACATGAGACTGGAACTGTAGAACCAGCTAATCCTGTTCCACCAGCACCTCCAATAACACCACCGCCCACAGTAAAGGCGGTGGTTCCTCCTGTGTATGAAAATCCTTTGGATGATATGCCTATTGCAAATAATCCTGAACCTTTTTCTGCACCTACAGATATACCTACAGATCTGAAGTGGGTTTCAAAGATTAAGTTGGAAGAGATAGGTAGAAGTGTTGGTATTGAGTTGGATAGAAGATTATCTCAACCAAAATTAGTAGAGCAACTTGAAGCACATCTTGCTACTATTGGAAAATAAAACCAATTAACAAACTGGTACACAAGGGGTCGTAAGACCCCTTTTTTAGTATTATAATAGGTTCATCTAAATAAAGAACTACATCATGGCATTTGAACTTAAAATGACCGAACAACAAGCAATTGATGGACTAAGAAGTACATACGGTGCAGAATTTACTGCTGCTGACCTTAAGGCGTTTTGTGCTATGAATGATATTGGTTATGCAACGGTTTCTAAAAAGATACAGCAGTATAAAGTAGCAAAAGGTAAGTGGAATCTTGAGGTTACAGTAAAGGAAGTTGAGAAGATAGAAAAAGCATTTGCTGCTCCTGCAGTTACTTCTCATGTAGAGCAGAATCTTGTACCTGAAAAGGATGATACATTCGTTAAGTTTGGTCCTTTTAATGATGTAAAGAAAGTAATACAGTCTAAGCAGTTCTATCCTACATTCATTACTGGTCTCTCAGGTAATGGTAAGACTTTTGGTGTAGAGCAAGCATGTGCTCAATTGGGTAGAGAACTTATTCGTGTAAACATTACTATTGAAACTGATGAAGACGATCTTATTGGTGGGTTTCGCCTTGTTGATGGGGCAACAGTTTGGCATAACGGACCTGTCATTGAAGCACTTGAACGAGGAGCAATCTTGTTACTCGATGAGATTGACTTGGCTAGTAACAAAATCCTATGCCTCCAACCCATACTTGAAGGTAAAGGGTTGTTCCTCAAAAAAATCGGTAGGTTTGTTAGACCTGCGGTAGGATTTAATGTTATCGCAACTGCTAACACAAAGGGTAAGGGTTCTGATGATGGTAGATTCATTGGTACTAATGTACTTAATGAAGCATTCCTTGAGAGATTCCCTGTAACCTTTGAGCAAGACTATCCAGCACCTTCTGTAGAGAAGAGAATCCTTGGTGGTGTGGCTGCTAATCTTGGTATCACTGATACAGACTTTATTGCAAGACTTGTAGATTGGGGTGACATTATCCGTAAAACATTCTATGATGGTGGTATCGAAGAGATCATTAGCACTCGTCGTTTAGTTCACATTGTTCGTGCTTACAGCATCTTCAATGATAAGATGAAAGCAATTCAAGTTTGTGTAAACAGATTTGATGATGAGACTAAGCAAGCATTCCTTGAACTATATGACAAGGTAGATGCTGATGTAGACATTGACAAAGTGGAGGATTGATGTTATGGTTAATGCATGGAGCTTAGCTTACGACGTAATTAATGGAACACTTGATGAAAATTTTCCTCCTATGACTGATACTACAATTACATCACTAGAAAGTGATGAGTATGATCCAAAACCAAAATCTGATAAAGAAGATACTGATTGGAAAGATCCTGTTATTACAGTAGGATCAGGCAATACAGCATCAGCAACATTTGTTAATTTTGATCTTACTGATCAGATTGATACTGTTACTATTGATACTAGTAATTTTGATACTGTAGATTTGAGTAGTGTAGAACTACCTGATGGTATGAGTATCAATTATGATATGGACCCAGACCTAGCATATATGGAACCTGGTACAGAAATTAAGTTGGATACTGATTTAGGTTCAATTTATGGTGACACTTGGCCACATGCTGATACTCTGAATATTAAGATGCCAGATGATTATCCTTCAGCATTTACTACACTTTCTGATAATGATGATGCAATAGCACATCATATTACTACACCAACACCTGGTATAAAATCAAATAATCCTAGAAAGTATAAAGAAGATGAGTCCATCAAAGCTCTTCAGGATTATATTTCTACCACTTATGGTGGACACTATACTTCTGATAATAATGATGTCCAGACACTTGATCTTATTGAGTCAGTAGGAGATGCAGAATCATTCTGTAGATCTAATGCTATTAAGTATCTAAGTAGGTATGACAAGAAGGGACAAGCAAAAAGAGATATATTAAAAGCACTACACTATTCACTCCTACTTTATCACTTCAGTGGGCAATTAAATGAAACTACGACCCGTGGCTATGAAACTTTCTGAATCAACACTTTCTTTATTAAAGAA